ATGAAAAGTCAGTTCCAGATTGCTGTCTCCCGTGCTAAATTGGGATGGATTCCCTTGAATTATAATTCTGACCAGTTGAAACTTCATGAAGAGGATAAGAGGTGTACTGAAAAGATCGCTAATGCTATCGGTCTTAACCCGAGCCTTTTTAATGAAAGTAAGTTTGAGAACCAGGAATCGGCTAAACGTGCCGGTTACCAGGACTTGATTATACCTAATGCAGAGATAATAGCTGAGGCTTTTACGGAGAATGTTTGCCCGGAAGGTACAATTATGAAGATTGATTTCTCACACGTAGAATGTTTGCAGGCGGATAAGAGTAAATCATCGGAGGTTCTGCAACGGGTGATGGACTCCATGATTAAGGGGAAACAGGCCGGCCTTATTACCGGAGACGAGGGAAGAAGCGTATTAGCTGAATATATAGATATTGATCCTGAAAAACCTAAGGGAGATTATGGAAACGAAGAATAAATATAAAGGTAGAATCGGGAAGCAGACTAAATCCTTTTCGTTTGAGACAAAGGATCTGTCCATTGACAGCGGAAGCCGTAAGATCTCAGGATATGCTGCCATATTTGGCAACATAGACAAGAGCGGAGATATGCTTATAAAAGGATGCTTCTCAAAAAGTATCCAAGACAGGGGACCGGAAAGTGCGGCCAACGACAAGATTATCTTTCTGTGGATGCATGATATGAGTGAACCCATCGGTCGGTTGACGGCTTTGCGTGAGGATGAAAAGGGGTTGTATTTTGAAGCCGTAATTGATGATGTAGAACGAGGCAACCAGGCTTTGACACAGCTTGAATCCGGAACACTGAACCAGTTCTCTATTGGATATAGATACGTGTGGGAGAAATGTGAGTGGGATGAAGAAAGAGATTGTCTGATCGTAAAAGAGGTTGTCCTTTATGAAATCTCTGTTGTCTCAATCGGTGCTAATGGTGAAACGGAGTATCTGGGATTAAAGTCTGAGGAGGATTACCAAGACCGATATTGTGAATTGGTATCTGACATCGACGTCTTATGTAAAGGACTTAACGTCATAAAACAACAAGAGTTACAAAGGATCATTGCTAAAGCTATGTCACTTGCTTCTGCAAGGCCGGAAAGCAATCCGCCTGCAAGACGTACATGGTAAGAAGTCCATGTTTAATAAATTAAAACTAAAACAGGATTGCTTATGAAATTAGGATTTTTGGACCTTATTGACACAAAAGGAATGTCTGAGGATGACAAAAAAGTATGGGAGAAGATGGACATCGCCTTGGCTGATTCTATCGATAAGGAGATAGGAGAGAAGATCAAGTCTTACCTTAACGATGAACTGAAGATTGAGGATCTGCGTACATCTATTACTGAAGCGGTAAAATCGATCAGCGATTTCAAGAAAGAGAATGGCGAAAGTGCGGTTGACAAGAAAACGTTTGATGAAACCATCAACAGTATCGAGGAAAGCCTTATCCGGATCAAGGCCGCTACGGAAAAGGCCGGGAACGGTGAGATCGCTTTTAAGAGCATCGATAAACAGATTGAGGAACAGCTGAAGGACTTTATCACGGTTGAGAAAGGCGTCAAGGTAGTTGACTTGAAGGGGGCGTGTAAAGCATCTGCCGGCTATAAGAAGAGTATTAATCTGGTGTTGGATCGCAAAGAGGTTTCTACCGTTACAAGTACGGGGATTGCACCTCATTATAACAATACGGTAGATACTACTCTTTCCGTTGACCCGAAAGCGGAAACAGTGATCAGGAGATATGCAAACGTAGCAGGAATTAGTACGCGCTCATTGACATATGCAGAGTATAAACCAGGGGAAGGTGATGCAAAATGGGTACCTGAAGGCGGGTTGAAGCCTAGCATGGATGCTACACTTTCCGAGGTCATTATTCCTGCTGGAAAAGTTGCATTGACAGTAAAACTTACGGAGGAAGCATTGACTGATTTACCTCAGTTGGTAGCTGAGATCAGATCAGAAATTATTAACCGGATTGGTATTGCAGAAGAAGAGGGTATTATTTCCGGGAGTGGATCAGACGGACAAATTAAAGGAGTGTTTAAAGATCTGCCTTCATTTTCATTAACCGGATTCAAAGTAGCTAAGTTTCCTAATATGTATGATGCCATTGTAGCGGCATATACGCAGATTCTTTCTACAAGCAAGATGAATTATCGTCCTAACCTTGTTTTGATGAATCCGATCGATTATGCTATGATGCAGCTTGAGAAGGATTCAAACGGACAATATCTGCGGCCGTTCCGTGTCGGTGATGAACTGATCAGAGGACTTGCGGTGGAAACGTCTACTGCTATCGAGCAAGGTAAGTTCCGTATCGGTGATTTCAATTACCTTAACATTCGTGATTTAGCTCAACTGGCAATCACTTTTGGTTGGGAAAACGATGACTTTACAAAGAATAAAGTTACCATGATCGGTGAAAAACGATTGATGGCCTATGTAAAGGCACAGTATAAGACTGCATTTGTGAGTGATTCATTTGCTACAGTAATGGAGGCTATTTCTCCTTCAGTTGGTGGTTAAACATAAAGTTGGATAAATATGGGAAAAGAGTATAACATGGACCTGCATAAGCAGTACGAGGTTGAGTTCATTAAAGACGTGAACTTCTTTAAGAAAGGGGATAAAAC